TGTGACGCTGTTCGATTTGCTGTAGCTGCAGCCATAGACGCATCCATTTGACTGACTACTTTATTTTCAATAGGCGGCGAGTTATCTTTAACTTGTTTAGCTACTGTCTTAACTTGTTCATCATCAAGACCTAGAATATCTTTTATGCCGCCTATAATATTGTCAAATATACCACCTATACCAGTACTTTCAGGAACTTTAATACCACGCCTTTTCATCTCTTCAGTAATAGTATTTCGTGTGGAACGTGTAGCCCACGAACCAAACAAACCAAATATAGGATTGACTGCAGCTAGACCAGCCATTAAAGCAACGGCAGTTTGGTTTTGTGCGTATGCTTTCTTTAGATCGGCTGTAGACAAAGCACCATAGTCTACTGGTTCAGGTGTTTCCATAGGTGGAGGATCATCATTACCACCTGTAACCTGCGTACTTTCAACTACCGTAGACTCTAGGTCAGAAATAGTTTCATCTACGGTTTCATCGTAGGGTACAAACCCATCTGGGATAGGTGTTACCGGACTACCGTTGTAAAAATAAAAGTCACGCTTTTCATTTGTCTCTTTGTTAATATACGTAAGAGAAGTATACTTATCTTCTATCGTAGGTACAAACTTATCTTCTGTAGATGCTGTACTTACACCAGATGTATCCGCTGCAGTATTTGTAGTAGTAGCTGTAGTTGAAACCATGTTGTCAGGAAGACTACCATCATTAAATGGAGTTGCCTGATTGGTAACAAACTTAGGCATATAGCCACCTGCAGGTGAAGGTGTAGGGGCAGGTGGTGCAACGGAACTAGGTGGAGGAGTATATGTTGAAGATGTCTGTTGACCTTGATAGATAGAAGGTTGATAGCCACCAATGCCTGTAGCAAAGGTTCCTTGGTTAGCGTACACTACACCACCCTCTGCCATTTCACGTGGGCCATCATCCATGTCACCACCGACAATAACTAAATCGGCAGGACCAAAAGGCATATCATCAGGGATAGTAGCCTCTTCACTATTACCCATTTGACCCATAGCTTCCATTTGCTTAAGGCCCATCTTAGCTTCTTGACGTAGTTCCATAAGTTTATCTAACCCATGATAGCGTACTACGTCTGCAGGAAATACAAACTCACCTTCACTGAGCATTGCAGGAATATCGTCACGCACTTCTTTACGTGAGCTACCTACAGGAACATCATTGCCCGATTGTTCATCGACCATGCCGCCTTCATCTTTAAGACCGCCATCTTCAAAGAGTTCCATTTGTTTTTCCATGTCAGTCTACCTTTTTTAATACTTCGTCTCTAAGTAATTTTAATCTACGTAATTGATAGATTGCACCTTGTGCTCTGTGTACTGCAACTATATTATCGGACTGTTCCATAGAACGATGCTGTTGAGCAATAATATAATCTAAGTATTCACTAAAGTCAGCCCACTGCTGGTGGTTGTTGACCAGCGGCTTGAGCTTGTTGAGGTGCTCCTTGTCCTTCTGCATTTCCACTGAATCCTTGTTCTTGTGGTGTAGGTACTTGGCCCGTACCTATGTTACCGCCACCTGCTCCAGTTGGGTCCATAGGGTTACCACCCTGTACTGGAGGTTGTTGTTGTTGAAAACCCTTCATGAGTTCCGCTTGAATTGCAGCTTCATCCATGTTATTAGTTACTTTGTCAGGGTCTAGTTCAAGAGACTTTGCAATCTCACGTATAATATACTGGAATTTTGCAAAAGGTGCAAGGGTAGGATTAGAAGAAATTTGCATAAATTGCATTAATCTTTGACTACGTACTTCATTAGCCATAAGACTTTCTGTGCCACGAGCTTTAACTTCTAAGTCACCTTTGATATTTGGATCAAAGTCAAACTGCATGTTAAAACGGAATAGACCTTCACCTAGTGGACGCAGTAGATAGTCATCTACATTTTTAATAACACTTTTAATGCCACCTTGTGCGGCACCCATAAGCATAGAGATACCGGAAGCTGTACGTCCTACACCTGACACACCTGTTTGACCATGTGCAAAAGATGGAAAGCCCGTACTTTCATCTGCAAGTACACGTGCCTTATCAAAAAGCTGTAGGTTTTCACCAGATACGTTAGGGAACTTAGTACCAAAGATAGCTTGACCCGGTGCACCGCCCTGTCTGCGGAACACTTTACCGGGGTACACTGACATGTCTTGCCCCGGTACAAGGTTAGTTTCGTCTACTTCTAGGATCAGGTTACCTGACAGTACGGCATTATCTACAGCCATACGCATGAAACCATTCATAAGTGTCTGAGTATCGTCCATGTTTTCGGCAATACCTACACCAAAGAATGAGTAAGGGTTTAATTCATATGGTGCAGCCATGTAAGGAATACGTGCAGGTTTAAATGGATTAAGAACCATACGCAGCAACTTACCGTTACAAATCCAAACGTTTGCCTGTAATTCATCTACTTCAGATAGTTCATCTGGAATGTCTACGCCTTGCTCTAATAGCATATCAACGTCTACCATACCCCAGTACTCTAAAACTTCAAAACGTTCTATACCGTGGTCAGGAGAATAGTCAGATAGATCATCTTCCCAATATTCTTTAGTGTAGTTTTCACCAAGTTGAATTGCTTCATCAATTACATTAGAACGAAAGAAAGGTCTACGCTTAAGACCACGCAATTGACTACGTGACATCTTATGACGCTCAATTACATACTGAGCTTCGTCCATATTTGTTGCATCTGGGTCTGGATAAAAATTCCAAACTGATACATGAGATACCTGTGGAATAGTTTTAATACTAGGTGAGTATTCACCATCCTCATTCCAACTAGGGTACTCTTTGTCTACGGCAAATGGTCCCTTCATAACACCAGTACCAAACAGTGCCATCTCAAAGGCAGTACTACGCAAGTGTTTACTTGCACCGGACTCTTCTAGCTGGTCATGTATTTTCTTCTGCATCATTTTAGCGGCAACCATAGCTGGGCTAAATGTAATAGAAGTAGGTGTTTTACCTGCACCCTCACGGACGTTATCAACACCCTCAAATTTATTCTTTAGTGGGCCTAAGCTTTCGGCAAGTGTCTTTGCGGTTGCACCTGCAGGTATGTCACGGTCATCGCCGGGATAGCCGTATGGACTTACATCTTCCTCTAAGCCAGATTCACGTAACTGTTCTGGCTCTGCGGGGTCAAAGCTAACATCTGCAACTACACCTTCCGGTAGTTCAGTAGGGTCTACAGATAAAGGAAACTTCTGCGCAGCAAATAGTACATCTACAATCTGACCATATGCAGCAAGTGTTTTTGTTTTAGTAACTTTAATAAATACACGGGACTTTTCAGCTTCAGTAAACTGTACATCTGGACTGTATAGACCACGATAATTTCGATAAGAACGTAACCAACGTTGCTCATCTTGCTGTCGGTAGTCATCTGCACGGTTATATTTTTCCATAATAAATGGAATAATATTAGAAGTTTCGGCATCATCAACAGATGAATCATCGCTATCTTCTAGTGCAATAGCTTCATCTTCGATAAAGTTGTCGTTATCTTCTGCCATTTATTTTTCCTTAATAACCAAAGGTAGCATCAGCTACTCGCATTCCGTTGTAGTGTGTTCCACCAGAATCAAAATCAAAAACACTAAAACGTGGTCTTGACATGATACCATATCTTAACGCATCGTACAAGTGGTCTTCTGCATGAGTGTCAATGTCTTCTGGATTTTTCTTATCAATAGGTAATGCAGGTAGCTGTGAAATAAGATTAGTACAATTTTTAAAGAACACTAATCTAGGTTCTTCCGTATACTCGTCTACCTGTAAGCGTCTGTGTATTTCGTTCTTACCTGCTACACGAGAACCTTTAGAGCGATCAGATGGACGCCAACGACAACCCCGTTGTATCATTTGTTCTGCAAGGCTTGGGCCTGTATCACCACGTTTGTGCCAAAGCGAACTGTCTAATACACCGTACTTAATATTACCGTCACCTGCCTCTAGCTCATTAACCATGTCGGCAAGATCAACCGCAAGTACCTTACTAACGTATAGTTCACGGTAGACAATAAGCTGTTCACTAGGGGATACAGCGAACCATATGACGCCAGAATAACTTCCATAACCATAATCACATGCCCTAAACTTAACCCAGTTGTGTGGAATATCAAAGGGTTCAACTACGTGTACGTTTCTATCAAACTCCGTAAAGGCTGCGCCCTCTTTAATATCCCAGTCACCTTCAAGCAACTGTCTGCGCTGCTGCTCCGGTAGAGATAAAAGCATGGCTTCGTAGTCACCTTGCTCCGCTAGATATGGATTGTCCTTTAGTCTTGCAGGGATAAACCTACGTTTAAATAGAGGCTTACCTGCTTTAGGATGTCCCGCAGGATATTTTAATTGCTCACCACTATCTATATCGGTAGCTATAAAGGACTCACCTGCAGGTGCAGGATCAATAAACATTTTCTTAACCCAATGATGTCCTCTGCCGCCGGGGTTAGTAGTAGCTCTCATGGACAAGGGTAGCGAAGGATCGGCAGTACGTAAGCGAGACCTCATGTAGTTCCACGCATAGGGCGTAGCCCATTGAGTCAGCTCGTCAAATCCTATCCAACTAAATGCTAGACCTTGATAACGTGTAACGTCTTGGTCTTTATCTAGGTAGCTTAACCACAGTGTAGCTCCAGAAGGTGCAGTCCATGTCATCTTACGTTCTGACCACTTAATACCGGGCCAAATCTTCGGGTACATTTCCTGCGACTTAGTAATGAGTTCTCTTAGTTCTTCCGTAGTATGTCGTAGTAGCAAGCCTGTAAAAGCTGGAATGCCCATGTAGCGTAAGGGATCAGCCAACATGGCGTAGCTCTTACCTCCTCCGGCGCTGCCACCATATAGAACCTCACGCTCACTAGACGCAAGGAAGTCAGTTTGTGGTCCTTCATTAGGCTTAAAGATTACGTTATGTTGCTCTTCAACCTTCTGAGTAAACTCATCTACTATTACTGTAGGATTAAGCTGCTTTGTCGCTACTGTCTTTTTCTTTTGCGCCGATACGTTTACTTTCGATTTCTTCCGCTTTGGCGATTGCCTTTTTCGCATAGTCTGCCCATCTGCGTAGGCTTCCAGCTTTGTTTTTTCTTTGTCGCTCATTGTCCAACCGTTTCTTTAATCCTACGTGCGATATGGACCTGCCAGTATTTCTTGCAAGCCAATTAGCCACTTCTCGATATGAATACTGTTTAAGGTATTTCTTTGCTTGTTCAAGCATATCAAGTTCGTGTTCAATTGGCAAGAGAATTTGTGTATCCTCTGGATCAATTTCGTAACCAAAAGGAATGGTTCTTGCTACACGTGGGATTGGAACCCATTCATTATCTTCTTTTAGATCGGTTGGCTGTGGAAGTTTCCACGTACCTACTTTTTTAGTCATCATCATCCTGTGGGTTTTTAGCTGGCATTAACATAACACCACCCTTTGCCTCTACTTGCATCTTTTCAGTTTTAACCAAACCTGTACGATCAAGTAGTTCTTTAGCTGCCTGCATCTTATCACGAATGCCTAGCTCTGTAGGATCGTATAGAGCACCCACCATAGCCATTGCAGCTTTGGGGGCGTTACGTGCGAGGTAACTATGTGTCACATCAATAATCTCTTCCTTAAGACTATTGGTAACTTCAGTGTTAGAAGTATTAGCTGAGTAACCCGCCAACATTTTAGCGGAGGTAATGTCACCACCCGCTTCATCCATAAGGACAGCTAAGAACTTTTGTTGACGCTCAGTTAACTCACGTGCCATAATACTTCCTTTATTACATTAACTCGAAATGTGGGCCATCAATAAAGGGTCTACGCCCTTGGCTACGGCGTAAGTCTACGTATGCCATCATTGCATCTTCAGCTGTACCTGCATAAGTACGAATGTCACCCTCTGACCAAGCTGCACCCCACTTGATTGCTACACCAAGTTCTTTAGCTGCCTCTTTCATTGCGTCACAGAGGTCATCATAGACATTGAGTTCCCATACGCCCTTACCATCTACGTAAGCCATAAGGTCTACTGCACGTCCCTCTAAGTGCTTAGACTTCATAGTCTGGGACTTACCTGCAGCTACAAGTTTCTCTTGCTCTTCTACTGTGCGTAGACCATAGATAACTCCGAAGTCTACCTTAGTAAGCTCAATGGCACGTTTGACTACAGCAACAAGGCTTTCATCTACGCCTTC